ATGGCATTAACTAAAAAGCAAAAATTAAATCTGATCATGGATGATTTTACTCTATTTGCAAAGAATTTCGTTTACATCATTGATAACAATAATGAAAAGGTTAAATTAGAACTCAATACTGCACAAATAGAGTTACATGACTTAATGAATAAGAATCGTTTTGTAATTGTTTCTAAGGCTCGACAAGGTGGAATTAGTACATTTACCCTTGCTAAAGCATTATGGAGAGCATTAAGAAATGAGAATGAAAATATTCTTATAGTTTCATATAAACTTGATTCATCTAAGGCATTATTTGAGAAGTTGAAAACCATGCAGGAATGGTTGCCTAGAGAAAAATATCCCGATTTATTCCCTAAAGTAAGAAGGGAAAATAGAGATGAAATATTCTTTGATAATGGCTCTAGGATTAGTTGTATAGTTGCAGGTAATAAGTCAATAGGTCGTGGTAGTACATACAGTTACATTCACTTGTCAGAGTTTGCTTTTTACTCTAAACAAGATATACAATTATTATCGGCTGAACAATCACTAATGAAAGGTGATATTAGTCAGTTGACTATTGAGACAACTTCAAATGGTATTGGAAATAAGTATTATGAACTGTTTATGTCTGCTTGGAAAGGTAATTCAAAGTACAAAGCAATGTTTATTCCTTTCTATCATGATTTATATAAGAAACAATTTAAAAATGACCATGATGAAGCCGAGAAATACCATAAAGAATCGAATAAGGGTAAAAGGTTATCTGTAGCAGAATTAGAGCCAGACGAAAAGATACTTTATGATAATGGCGCAAATCTGCGCTTTCTTATGTGGAGAAGATATAAGTTACTTGATATGGATTTACAGGACTTTCAACAGGAGTACCCATCAAATCCAATGGAAAGTTTCATTAGTACAGGATTAAGTGTATTTGATCAAAGTATTAGAGCGGATTAATTATCTTATAGAGCCAATTGATAAAAGAGAGGTTCACTCAGGACTTCCAACTATATTACATAAATAGAGGATTATATATCTATCATTTGTCTAAACGTGGTATGAAGTATTATGGTGGTGTTGATACGTCTGCTGGTGGTGGCGGTGATGATAGTACAATTTCAATATTTGATTCAGATGGACAACAGGTGCTTAGTATCTACAATAACAAAGTGCCTGTTTATTTATTTGCAGAAATAGTAAACGAGATAGGCAGATTATACAATTATGCGTTTCTATGTGTTGAGAGAAACAGTTATGGTTCACCATTATTAGAACGTTTAAGAAGAGATTACAATTACATGAATCTATATAAGCAAAAGATGTTTGATCAAAAAGGTAAAAAGAAAATGCAATTAGGATTCATGACTACAGTTGCAAGTAAGAGTGTATTAATCAGTGACTTAAAAGAGCAATTTGAACGAGGATTAATCAATATCGAATGTAAAGAGACGTTGCAGCAAATGCAGATATTCCAAGAAAGTGATGGCAAGATGGGTAACAAAAAAGGTGAAAAGAATCATGATGACTTGGTTATTAGTTGTGCATTGGCTATTCAAGGAATGAAAACAGGTAAGTGGTACGTTGATATTGCTTAGGTCTGTTAGTGACCTAAGTTATTTTTATGAGTTTACAAACGGTGGTTCTGATAGGATTATCGTTTTTATTTCTATTATAAGGGGGATTTATAGTGACAAGCGAATTACAAGATAAGTTACATACTTATTTGAAACTATATCATAAGAATCGTTCTGAATGGTTCTTAGATGAAATTAGTATGGTTAGTCAGCAACAAAGAGTAAATAAAATAATGGACTTAAAAGAATATTTAAACGGTTTTCATGCGATTCTTCATAGACCAACGGAAATGTACGGTGGTAAGGAGTTCAAGCCAAGAAAGATTGTTTTACAGTATGCTAAGACATTATTAAACTTCCAAACTGCATATTTATTACAGAATCCTATCACATTGACTGGTAAAGAGAATGTTGTAAAGGAATATCAAAGGGTAAATAAAAAGGGTAAATATGACCGTTTGAATATGTCTATTCTAGATAAGGTAAATAAGTATGGTATTTGTACTGAATACATTTATATGGATAAGGGAGTAATTAAAAGTAAGTCAATAGATCCTTCAGCAAGTTATCCTATTTATGATAATGAGAATAATCTAATCGCTTTTATTGAAGCATATATGCAAGATGCAGTTAGTTATTACACTGTGTTTACTGATGAAGTTGTATATAGTTACAACAATCTAGGAGGTAAATTACGTTTAGTTGGTCAAAATCCAAATCTTAGTGGTTTACCTATTGTTTATCATAATCAAAATGAAATGAGTGCTACAGAAGGTAGAAGTGAGTTAGAGGATTGGATTAGTATATTAGATTCAATGGAGGATTTGATTAGTAAGTATACTGATTCATTTTACAAACATCATAATCCTATTCCAGTAGCAATTGGACAACAATTAAAAGGTGATGGAATATCTACTAATGTTGTAGGTATGGGTATCCAGTTAGATGATGGCAGCGACTTCAAGATGGTTTGTAACCAATTAGATTATCAATCATTTAATACTATCTATAAGACATTAGTACAATCATTATTAGACATATCACAGACACCTTCTGTCAGTATGAATAAGACAGATATATCTAATCTTAGTGAAGTTAGTATTAAATTATTGTTCCAATTGGCTAATATTAAAGCAGGTATGAATGAACAGTTTATGAGAGATGGTTTAGAACAACGTTTTGATAAGATTAGAACATTGTTAGCATACAAAGGTGTAACGTTTAGTGATGATGATTATGATTCACTTGATATTGTGTTCCAGTATGCTATGCCAAGCAATGATAAGGAGATCATTGAGAATATTAAAGTATTGCGTGAAATGGGTGGATTGAGTTTAGAGAGTGTGCTTTCCCATAGTCCGTATACAAGTGATATACAAATGGAGTTGCAAAGGTTAAGCGAAGAGAATATTGAACCCGTGGATAAATCTGTGTATAAGTCCAATGGTGAATAATGTGATTAAGCGACCATTTGGTCGTATTTTTGTTTATCAGAAACGTTGATATGATGACAAGGGTGAGATATAGAAAGGATATATTAAAAGTTTCGCTCTTGTTATACGCTGGCTAGAGCGCCCCAATAAAAAAAGGGATGCAGATGGGTTGATTTTTCAGAGTGTAAAGTATATCTACTTTACATTGTATCGTATGCATTTTCTATTCATTTTAAAGTTACAATAAAAGAAAAATTTTATACAGTTTTAAGAGTGTACGAAGGCTTATAAATGTTGATATATCAAGGGTGTATAAAATAGTGTATATTCTATAAAAATGGGAAGTTGTCAAACCATTGGTGTATAAAGGTTTTAAAATTAATCAACTTCCCATAGGAACTATTATGTAAACTAGAATGAATATGATATACACTAATATACAATGGTAGTATACATAACAACGTATATAAATACCCCTAAACAACAAAATGAGTCCGCAGCATATTAAATTTTTCACACCGATAAATTTTTCCTATTTCTCACAAGGGATTTTTACCCATCTGTCGAATAAAGTTAGGTAGATGGGAGGTGAATAGATTGGAAGATAAAGAAAGATTAGACTTTCTAGAGTTTAGGCAGGAATTATTGTTTTCAAATTCTAGCATAGATCGTTTACTGTTTGAGTATCGTGTTACAAAAATTCAATACGAACAAATTATGGACTTGTTTGATTCCATTAGAGAACGTATTGGTAATGGTGAAACTGTAAACCATCATTCTTATGAAAATGAGGTTTATAAAATTGTCCCTCAACATAATCATGATTATCATTTTGCAGAAAGTTTGGCACAATGTTTCCATGAAAATGATAGATGGGATGAAGTATTTGTACATCTTTATGGAGAACTTCCTAAGTTTCAACATTATTTAAGTAAACAAGATTAAAACACTCATTAATTTGGGTGTTTTTATTTCTTATAAAGAACAAATACATTCTTTATATAGTTATTTTTGTGGTAATATTTAACTATACTATATAAAGGGGGATTTTAATGGAAACGGAAATTAAAGAAACTAAGAAACCACCTAAGAAGATCATAATAATTACAAGTATTTCTGCATTACTAATTGCTGGAATTTTTATTTTTTATTACTTTCGTGTTAATGAAGAAGAATTTAAGGAATTTGTTACAACATTACAAGAAGATGAGGAACTTTCTAAATATTTTTCTGAGTATCTTTACGTTGAAGATGATTATACTGAACCAACTAATTATGAAGAGTATAAATTAATGCCCTATATTTTAAGTGCTTATACTACTGACGAATTTAATAATTTGACTAAAGAAGAAAAACAGGGAATTACACTTAAATTAGTTGATGCTATAGATTATCAAGGCTGGATAAAATGTGGAAATAATAATAAGATCTGTGATATTCAATCTGTAATGGTTCATAGTAAAAACGAAAATGATAAAAGTGAATTATTTTCTTATGATTTTAATACAAGTAAGTTTCAATACGGTGAGTATAATGGTGAAGACTTAAAATTTGAAGAAATAAATATCGATTTAACTGAATCTACTTCTACAGATACAGATGATACTCCTAGTTTAGAAGTAGTGGAGCATAAAGGAACAATTGATGGGGACTTTATTTATGTTACTGGTGCAATTAAAAACAATAGTGAAACTGCATATAGTTTTGTTGAAGTAAAGTCAACATATTTTGATGAAAATGGGAACATTCTTGATACTGAAACTTCTTTTGTTAATAGTAGTGACGTAATACTACCAAATGAAAGAAAAGGTTTTGAAATTATGACCCAAATGATTGGACAAAAATATCCTAAGTATAAAGTTGAGGTAGTCAATTATAAACCTGAATATTAACGCAAGCACTCACATTTAGTGGGTGTTTTCCTTTTTAGAAAACATTGTATCCTTTATAAAGTGTATTGTGGTAATATTTAACTATATAAAAAGGAGTGATTAAAATAAATAATAATGCATATATCACTGCTTATAATGATATTATTGGGATTCAAAGATTAATTGTTAATTTAAGAGAGAACCAACAATTTTTAACAACTCATGTATATTCTGTCTTTAGAGATATGTGTTTAATAATAGATGAAGTCTATAAATCATTCATTACAGAACAGGTAGTGGATGTAAGAATAAAGCATATACGTAACCAAGTACACCTTTACTCTATGAAAAGAGGGTACAATCAAAAAATTTTTAATAAAATATTAGAATATCACATAGATGCATTTGGAGAAAAATTAAACAATATTGGGTTTTATCTAGATTCAAACAAAGACCCTGTAGGAAGTACACTTTATGTTTCATTTGTATTATTAGATACTGAAACTTTACCAAAGCCTAGAGAAGAAAGAAGTGTAGATATCAGGAGGAAAGTTCTCGAATTTACTTCTTATGTAGGTGAGTTAAGTGGATTTCTTGCAAATGAATTCGAACGGACATTAGGGATTCAAAAAATAGATATTACAAAAATAAAAGAAGAAGTCCTGTCTATAGAGGAATATGATTGTAAAGACATAAATCATAATTCATTGTTTGTTAAAGACAATAATATCCGAAATGCTTTTATTACAAGGCTTATACTATCTATTCAAGAAATAAGCGATACAATTTTTCTTAAGGAAAACTATTTCGATAAATTAAAAAATCCTAATTTTATGGATTACTATATACTTCTTCGATTAGTAACATTAAAGACAGATGAAATTTTTGATAACTTGTATAACTTGAGGGATTATTGTAAAGAGGATTTTAAACATTTTAATAGTTCCAGGTTAAATAGAGTTAGTTCATTGTTATATAATTATGAAGAGACTTTAAAAGAAGAAATAAGTAATATGAGAAATATGATACATTACAATGTTATTACTAATAATCCAGAAGAAAATTTTTGGGGATATTTTAACAAATTAATAGAAGAAGATGAACTATATCCAATTAAGTTAATCGAGCAAGTATTAGACATGTACTTAATCCCATTAAAAAAAGACATTATTTATTATTTAGGCATAGAGAAAATAAATTCCTTATCAGATTGGGAACAGATAAAGATTAGATTAAAGGAAATTTTTAAACACTAGTATTCTAGTGTTTTTTTATTTTACAGAAAGGAATGATCAAATGACTAACTTACAACGTCTACAATTAGAAGTAAGAGGTATCAATCTGTCACAGGAAGAATTAACAGTTTATTTAATGGAAGCCGATTTAACTCCACATACAGAATATAACCCTTCATCAGCCACTAATAAACGTAATATCTATCGTGCAGCGTTATCTATCCTAGAATCAATTGCTAACAATCCAAGCACAATGAAGAATTACAAAGAGGATGATATGTCTGTATCTGATTTTGGTGAATTAAAAATCATGAAGGTAAGCCTTTCATTTTACCTTGAAAAGCAAGCTGAAAACATCCGTATGCGACCAGAATTAGGTGGAGGCAGCCTTTATGATGTTGGGTGTTATTGCATTCACTCTATCAGAAATGTTTTAAATACTGAGCCTAATCGGGTTTTTGTCTCCCCAAAAAGGGATTCTGAGGGAAGGGTGGACATGTCTGTAGTAGGAATAATGGAACTTGATAATGGTATGACAGCCGTATTTGATGCCGCAATGGATCGAACAAGAATAGATTATTACGAAATCATTGGAACAAAAGGCAGTATTCGAGTACCAAGGGCCTTTGTACCACAAATGTTTGGTGGGGAAGCTCAGGTAATAGTCAATACAAAAGATGGAGTTCATAGGGAAGAAAAAGTACTTGGACACCAGTATACACTGGAGGTAGAATATTTTTCCAAATGTATATTGGAGAATGAAATGCCAAGCTACATGATGGAAAATACAATTCAAAATATGAAGGTTATTGAAGCTTGTTTTAAATCCATTGAAAAAGAAAAGTTTGTAAACGTGTCATTAATCAATGATTGA